GTCCAGATAGCCGTACTGGTGATGCGCCAGGGCGGCCATCGCATCGGCCAGCACGCGCGACAGGGCCCGGCGCAGCGCGGGGTCGGTGCCGGCCAACCGGGCGGCGATGTCGGCGCGCGCCTGGACCCGCAGCGCGGACAGGGTCGGTCGTTCGAAGCTCACCGGGCGGCCTCCGCGTTCCACTGCACCGTGAATTCCTCTCGCGCCGTGCGGCCGGCGGTCCGGCGTTCGATGGCGACGCGCAGCTGGAGTTGTTCGCCGCGATCACCGCCCCAGGACGCGGCGACGGCGACGGCCGCGGCGACGCCGTCGGCGACCAGCCAGGTGAGCGCGTCCTGGGCATAGGTCTCGGCCCGGCGGCGCGTCTCCTCGGTGCGCTTGGCGCGCGCGAGCAGCCAAAGCCGCGATCCGATGGGGTCGGGCGATTCCCCCTCGACCGGCGTGTCGCCCCACCAGCCGCGTCGGTCGTCGGTGCCGTCGGGCAGGGCATCGTCAGGCCGGGCCAGCTCGTCGGTGAACAGGCTGATCAGCACGGCGGTACGCAGGCCGCGATCCGCGACCAGGTCACCCTTGGAAACGGTGATGTCGGCGCACGCGAGGGCGGGATCCCAGACCAGGGCAATATCGGTCATGCGGGCCCCGTGGTGTTGCTGCCGCCGGACTCCACACCGCCATGCACGTGGGTGTTCAGGTTCACGCCGGGCCCGGTGAGCGTGAGCGTACCGGTCACGTCGATATCCGCGTCGAGGATAACCTTGGGGGCGGTCACGGTGACCTCCCCGGCGCTGACGATAGTGACCTTGAGGGCGCCGCTGATCGTGACCCCCTCTCCGTTCAACAGGACCTGCTGGCCGCGCTTGTCGCGCATCGCCATGTCGCCGGGCGCGAGACCGCTGGCGCGCAGGCCCGCATCATCGGCCTGCAGCGCCACCAGGTGATCGGGACCGCCGATCTGCACCACTAGGACGTCGGCGCCATCCTCCGGCACGGCGGACATGCCCATCGGCAGCATGATCTCGACCCGTGTGCGCATCTCGCCGTCCGCCATCTCGATATCGGCCAGCGTGCGCCCGCCCCGGATGCGCGCATTGCGCACCCGGCCGCGGCTGATCATGTCGGTCATGGGTCAAGCCTTCCTGAGCCCGCGATGGCGTCAGTCCATTGCCCCCCTGCGCCGCGGCCGCTACGCGCCGGCTTGAGCGGTTCGGGCAGCATTGCCTCGCGCGGTGTGAGGGTCAGGCGTGTGCGCCGCCCTTCCGCACCCAGGGTGAACTCCGTGCCGATGACCAGCAGGTCGTGGTCGAGGCGGAGCCAATCAGCCTTGATCTTGACCAGTTCATTCAACCGCCACAGGGCGCCATCGGCTTTCCGCCAGCCCTGCTCCGTCGCCTCGACCTGCAGAGACTTGGCGCGCGCCGTCGCCGCCGCCCAGACCGCCCGGTCGCGGGCGTAGCTGTCATTGCCGGCACCCTCGGCCCGAAAGATCCGCGGGCGGTAGCGCGGCACGTCCGGATCTGTCGCCAAACCCGTGACGGCGACCTGCACGCCGGCATTCGGGCGCTGCGCCTCCTCGACATCGCCGGCGTCGCCATCGCCGTCGCGCGACACGGCCGCGCCGGTCTGTCGCTGCGTCATCGAGACATAGCGGCTGAAGCGCTTGGAGACGTCGATGCGCGCCGAGGCGGCGAGAAGGTTCCGTCCCAGCTCGAGGCTGCCGGCGGCGCGCCGCTCGCCGGCCCGGGTCAGCACCAGGCGGCCCTCTTCATCGTCGTGACAGACGATGCCGCGGAGGCGGCCCAGCCGTTCGATGGTGCGCCAGGCCGTGTCGGTCTTTTCCTTGGCCTCGACACCGAAGGGCGCACCATCGGGCGCCTCGGTGACGACTTCGATCCCGAAGGGCTGCGCGAGCGCGCGGGCGATGGCCGGCAGCGTGCTGCCGCGGAACTCGGTCCCTCTGAGCTCCGGCGTGCAGTCCACCAGGTCGCAGGTCTTGCTGCGGCCACGGATGCGGACGCGGTGCATCTTGGCATCGGTCTCGGCCTCGACGACGTCAACATAGCCGGTCAGCACCGGATCGCCGCCGAGGCGGAGCTCCACGGCGGCGAACGGCAGGATGCGCCAGGCCTCGTTGCGGCCGGGCCAGCGTTCCGACACCGTCAGGTCGAAATCGCCGGCAGCACGATCCATGGACCGTGTCACGCGGAACTCGGTCCAACCGGCATAGATGCTGCCGCCGACCCGGAGCTCGACGGCGTCCGGCCCGCGCCCCGCGTCAGCCATCGCGCAGCATCCTCCCCTCAGCCAGCATGAAGAGCGGGTGCGGCACCCGGTTCAACGCCACCAGCGCGGCGGCCTCTCCCGCCGTCGCGTACAGGCGTTGCGACAGCACCACTGCCGGCAGCACGCCCGGCAGCGCATACGCCGCGATGCGCGGCAACTGTGCGGCGCGCTCGGTCAGATCCACCTGGACCGCGGCCGCCAAGGCACGCCAACCGGCATAGAGGGCGTCCTGGCCAGCATCGGCTGCCGCATCGCTGCGCTGCTGGATCAGGTCGAGCAGCTCCTCCCGCGCCTCGAGCGCCGCATCCGCGCTCGGCCAGGACGCGAGCGACGCCGCCTGCACCGCCGCGACGGTCGCGGCGTCCATTGCCACGCCGTGGGCAGCCGTCAGCGCGGCCTGCTCCACGGCATCGGCGCTGACCGGCGCAGGCAGGGCCGCGGCGCGCATCAGCACCCGGAAGGGCTCGGCGACCGGCTCCGCGTCGCTGCGGCTGGCCGCGGCGACACCCGGCTCGAGCGCCGCCGCCGGCAGTGGATCGGCATTGACCACGGCCTGGAAGGGCGCGGTCAGCGCCTCCGCGACGCTCTCAGGGTCGGAGAAGGGGTTGTCGGCGAGATCGCCGATCTCGGCGATGATGCCGATGACGTCGTAGAGCGGCAGGACGAGCAGCCCGTCGGTCAGATACGAGACCAGGTCGGATGCAAATCCCAGCAGCACGCCCTGCGCGAAGCCCAGCAGATCCCCGCGCGCGGCGGTGACGATGGCATAGGCGGTGCGCGCCAGCTTCAGGACACGCTTTGCGGTGCTGATGACCTGGCCCAGCGTGTCGGTGCGCTCCGTCGGGCTCGCCTCGCCCCCCGCATCGACGAAGATCAGGTCGAAGGTGGCGTAGCGGCCGTCCTTGTTGCTCTCGCGATAGGAGCAGTTCGTGCACCGGACCTGTTTCTCGCCAAGCCAGGGATGCACCAGCGTGCCGGGCTCGGCGCTGTCGGCGCAGGCTTCGACCAGCGCATCGCGATCGGTGAAGTAGTCGTCGCCGATGACATAGGCTGTAATGCGCCAGCGGCGCGTCGCCCGGCCGAGATCCTCGGTGAAGCCGATGTCGCGCAGCGGGAACTCGTGCTCAGCGACCCGGCGGCCGGTGTCCGCGGTGTGATCGGTGACGCGAAACGGTACCCCGCGAAACGACGCCGAGCGCAGCCCCGCTTTCCAGCCTGACCCGGCGGTGCCGGCGGCGAGGACGCCTGATGCGAGGTTCTGCGCGCGGCCAAGCAGGTCGGACATCAACGCGCCCCCAACATGGCATAGCCGACATCGAGCTCGGGCTGCCGCACGCCGCTGCCGGTCGATTCCGCATCGACGCGGGCACCGGGCGGGACGCCGTCGAAGGTCATGCGCACCCTCACCTCCCCCTGCGGCGCGGCCGCGGCCGGCGGCACCGCGGACTGCTGGCGATACAGCGGCTCGAAGGCCGGGCGGCCGGTATCCGGATCGAGAGCCGGCCCGCCATAGAAGCCGCCCGCGGCCCCTCGGCCGGCGAAGTTCTGCGCCCGCTGCGCCTGCGCCTCTGGTGTGTAGGCCTCGCCGGAACCGCCGGCGAGCACCGCCCCAAGCGCCCGCGCACCGCGCAGAACCATGGTCACGATCGGACCGATGACCGCCCAGCCGGCGGTAAAGGCTGACGAGATTCCGGACCACAGGCTGCGGAAGAACCCCTCGAGCGGCTGCCAGGCGGTCATGACGACGCTGGCCAGCGACCCGAAGACCGAACCGAGCCACTGCACCTGCTCCGACCCCATGAAACGGCCGACCGCGGCGCTGACCTGATCCCACAGCCCCGCGAAGAACCCGGCGATGCCGGCCCAGGCCGCCATCAACCCGCGGCCGAGGGTCGCGAAGGCATTGGCGAGCCAGTGCGCCTGCTCCGACCCCATGAACCGCCCGACGGCCACGCCGACCCCGTCCCACAACCTCTCGAAGAAGCCCGAGATGCCCGCCCAGGCAGCGACCAAGCCGCTGCCAAGGGTCGCGAAGGCACCTGCCAGCCACTGGACCTGCTCCGAGTTGGCGAAGCGGCTGACGGCGGTTCCGATTGCGTCCCAGATGCCCTGGAAGAAGTCGACGATATCGGACCAGTGCAGGTAGATCAGCGCTGCGGCAGCGGCGATCGCCGTCACGGCCGCGCCGATCGGGTTCAGCACCAGCGCGGCGGTCAGCGTGGCCAGTGCTGCGAGCAGCGGCCCGGTGATGACAGCCGCGACGGCGATGATGGTTCCGCGCCATCCGCCGATCGTCTCAAACACCCGCTGCGCGATGCCGAGGAACTGCCTCAGGCTCTCCCGCACCTGGTCGAAGTCGATCTGGCCGATCCAATCGGCAACCCCCCTCGCCCATTCGCCCACCTGCGTCGTGACCAGCTCGCGATTGGCCCGGATCCAGTCCCGCAACCCCTGCAATAGCGGCTCGACGATCGGAATGAGCTGGCTGCCGATGGCGTCAGCGGTGCCCCGGATCGACACCATCAGCGAGTCCATGGTGTCGCCGAAACTCGCTCCGCGCGCGATCTCATCGTCGGAGAACTCGTATCCGTACTGCCGGAACATCGCGGTCAGCTTGGCGAGGCCTTCGGCGCCGTCGGTGAACATTGGCAGCAGTGCCTCACCGCTGCGCCCGAAGGCGACCATGGCCATGCGGGTGCGCAGCGCGGCGTTCTCGTTCCGCATAAAGGCCTGCGCCAGCTGCGGCAGCGCATCGGCCGCGGTGCGGACCCGTCCGTTGCTGTCCCGCAGGCTGATCCCGAGGCGCTGAAACAGCCCGGCAAGCTCGCGATTGCCGCCCGCGGCCGCCTGCGACATGCCCCGGTTGAGGCGGACCATGGCGGCGGTGAAGGTCTCGCCGGACTGCCCCGACATCACCGCCGCGAAGCGGAAGGCCTGCAGCTTCTGCGTGGAGATCCCCAGGCGCTTACTGAGGTCGTCGAGCTCACCGGCGGTGTCGGCCGTGCCGCGGATCATGGCGGCGAGACCGACGCCGGCACCGACCCCCAGCGCACCGGCCGCGATCCCGAGGCGGGTGAAGGTGCCAACCAGGG